GCGGTAGCCCTGACGAGCCTCACTGCGCTCGTAGCGGGCGGCTTGGGTCAGCGACTCCGCCTCCTTTTCCAGCAGCTCGTTCAGGGTTTCCTCCACGCTGCCGCGGACCAATTCCTTGATCTGCCCCTTGATAATTTCCTCATTGAATTGTACAATCTTCTCGGACATAGTTTGCTGTCTCCTTTCAGAATGTTTGTGTGGTAACTTCATTCTACCAGAGCCTGCAAGCTATGTCTTTCTTTATGCTCTTTTCAATTTGCGCAAGTTATTGTACATTATCAAACAGGGTACACAAATCCGGACTAAACCAGCAAATTGCAAAGCCTGGCATAAAAAAATGCCAGGCAAACCACCTTTTTGCTATGCTATTGACAAGTTCGTTTCACTGAAATCTTGCTATTCCTCTCAATATCCTGTATCATGGAAGTATCTACCGCAATGCGGTACAAATTGACATTGAGAAGGAGAAAAAAAGAGATGAAAAGAATATTATGCTTGCTGTTGGCCACCAGCATGGCGCTGATGTTGTTTGGTTGCAGCAGCGAAACTGACAAGTCGAAAAGCGTTGACGCTGCCACTGTTTCTGTAGGCTCCACCGGTATGCGTGTCCAAGAAATCAACGGAATTGAATACAAGATTCCTATCACATGGGAATCTTACATAAAAGGTGATAATTATTACTATTACCCAGAAGGGCAGAGCGCTTCACAGGAAGCAATGCTGATGGTTAATTATGCGTCTATGGACGGCAGCATGGATTATAGCAACGTATCTGATACGATGGATGCTTATGCAGATGGTGTTGGCGAGGCTGATGGTGCGTCTAACCTTATGCGAGGCACTTATCCCGAATGGGGAGATGACGCTATTAAACTGACATACACTCTTGATGTGGATTCTGTTTCGTATAACGTCACACACTACGCCACCCCGGTACTCATGGACGGCATCTTTTCCATTGCCTTTTTTGGGGGCAAAAAATACCAGCCTTTTTATGACTTTATTTTGGAGAATGTGAAATTTCCTTCCCAATCTGATGCCGCCCTTGATGACGATAACAGCCTAGATGATTCAGATGACGATGATGATGACTACTATGATGACTATAGCTATGATTCAAGCAACGAAAGTGACGGTTTTTCCGCCTCGTCCGCATCTAGCGATAATAATTCCTTGTCCACCGAACGAGCTTCCGCTCTACAAAAAGCACACGACTATTTGAACTATACCGCGTTCTCACGCACCGGCCTGATTGAGCAACTAGAGTTTGAAGGGTTTTCCAACGAGGACGCAACCTATGCCGTCGATGAGTGCGGCGCAGACTGGAAAGCGCAAGCAACCTTGAAAGCTAAGGAATATCGCAAGCTCACCGCCTTTTCGCATAAGGGTCTGGTCGAGCAATTGGAATTTGAAGGTTTCACCCACGAACAGGCGGAATACGGCGTCTCCCAGGGTGAATGACACAATACTTAAAATACAACACTGCCCTGGTGCTGCCAACACCAGGGCATTCCAAAACGCAATTTCAAAATATAACCGCAAATACTTGTTTGAGGTGAAAGATTCTTTTCCATTATGCTCACGCTGCACCTAAAGGATTGATACACTCTTTTACTCAAAAATTACAAAAACGCATACAATCGTAATTTGTCATTTCTACGAATATCATGTAACATGGGAGTATCTTCCGTATCAGCATGATTGCGGAAGAAAAACCCCATGAAAGTAGGAGAGTTTAAATGAAAGTAGCAAAATTGGTATCGGGGATCATCTCCATCGTGTTGTGTCCCTTAGTCCTGTTCCAGTCCTGTGCCGCTGGCGTTGGCAACGCAATGGCGGAAAACGGGGAAGTGAGCGGTTCCGCCGGTCTGTTCGTGGCAATCTGCTTGATCGTCGCCGGCATCGTCGGCCTGGCCACCAGGAATTCCGAAGGCAAGGGTGCTTCCATCACCACCGCCGTGTTTTACATCATCGGTGCGCTCCTGGGCTTTGCCAACGCAGGCTCCTATTCTGACCTGAACATCTGGGCTGCTGTGTGCGTCATCTTCGCCATCCTCTACATCGTCGCTGCCGTGAAGGCCAAAAAGCCGGAAGCAAAAGCCGACCAGTCTGAACAGTAATTTCATGATATAAAAACCGCCCTGGTGCTGCCAACACCAGGGCGGTTTAAAAGGGTAGTAGTTTTTCGATTCCACATACTACCCTTTCATTTTAGCACATAAGAATAAAAAATGAAAGGAGAGATTGCCATGGCAAAATGCATCTACGCCCGATGCAAGCGCTCCATCCCGCCCGACGCCATCTTCTGCCCCTACTGCGGCCGGAAGCAGGTGCGGGAGCAGAAGCCCAAAAAACACCGCACCAGGGAGAAGGGCACCGGCAGCGTCTACAAGCTGTCGGGCAACCGGAAGCGCCCCTACTACGCCGTGCTCAACGGCAAGTCTGCCGGTCGGATGTACGCCACCCGACAGGAGGCGGAGGCGGCATTGGAATCCATGTTGGCCTGCACCCGTCCGGAGGTGTTCTCCTACACCCTGGAGGACTGCTTCAACGCCTGGTCTTCGGTGGCCTTCCGGGACATGAGCACCAGCTCCCAGCGTGGCTACCTGACCTCCTGGAGCTATGTGCCGGAGCGGCTGCGGCAGAAGCTGGCGCGGGATGTGCGCAGCGACGACTTCCAGGAAATCGTGGATGCGCTGCAAGGCCGTGGCCTGTCCGAATCCACGGCCAAGCACCTGAAATTCCTCTACTCCCAGCTCTGCCAATGGCTGATGCAGCGGGACGTGCTGAACAAGAACTACGCCGCCTTCGTCACCGTGCAGAAAACGGCCAAGCGCCCTATTGAGACCTTCACTGTGGAGGAGATCGCCAAGATCAACGCCCTGGCAGCCGATGGCGCAGACGCGGATCGCTGGACACAGACCGCAAAGCTGACCATGATCTTCCTGTTCACCGGGATGCGAATCACCGAGCTGTTCACCCTGCCCCTGGCCAATGTCCACCTAGACAGCGCCGTACCGTATATCCAAGGCGGCATCAAAACAGAGGCCGGGAGAAACCGTATCATCCCCCTCCACCAGCGTATCCTCCCCTATGTGCAGTTCTTCGCTGGCCACGCTGCCGGTGACCTGCTGGTCAGTGGCTTCTGTGGCAACCAAAAGGCCAACGGCTGGCGAGCACGGGATTACAAGGGGATGTTGGAGTTCCTAGGCATCCCGTACAAAGTCCCCCACAACACCCGAAAGACCATGGCCACCAATGCCGCACAGGCAGGCGTTGACCAGCTCGCCCTGGCAAAGCTCATGGGCTGGGCTGACCTGGAAGTGGGGAATAAATACTATATCGCCCCCGATGTGGCCTATCTGGCAGGAGAGATGGATAAGCTGAATGGGTGGGACAAAAAGTTAGATAAGAGTTAGTGTTACTGTTAGCCGTTCTGTTAGATTGCACGATATCTTGTTTCATTCTATTGCATTTTATTGTTGCCGCTGGTGCAGTATTTTATAGATAATCTGCAATTTATCGAATAAAGTTAAAGGCAGCATATCACCTGTGGAGCAGTATCCACCAGTGCAAAAACATTGATATATCAACATTCTATCAACTGGTGTTAGCTGTTTTGTTTGCTTCGATATAGGCAGCGATAAACTTCTTGATCTCCGTGGTCGGCGTTGTCCCGTTGGCTTTGCAGGCGGCTTTGTAGGCTTCCAGCACGTCGGGCTTCAAATCCAGCGGGAAGCGGACGTAGTTTTTGCGCAAATTCTTCATCTGCGATTCATATTTGCTGGGCATCAGTGCTTCCTCCGTTCTTTCCAGTAAAGCACAAGGGCGCAGGTTGCTTTCACAAATCCGATTGCGATGAAAAACGCTCCCAAAAATAGAACAGCATCGTGTAACATATCTCAAATAACCTCCTTGACTTTGACACAATAGGGATGTTAAAATGAGGGCGAGGCGAGAACCTCGCCCTCGGGCTACTCCTGTCAGATTAGTTTGCCGACAATCAGAAGCAGGAGTCCAACCAAGAAGTCTACTGCGGCCTGTACTAAGAGTTGACGCCAATCAATCTTAGCCGCTTTAGACTTCTTTTTCTTTCGTTGCCTCATAAGCATTTTCTCCTTTCCTCAAGTGATGTATTAAGTATACCATACGGACGTATGTTTGTCAATAGAAAAACGCACTTTTTCACTAAAAAGCTCAAGTTTTTTTCATAAAATAGCGCCTGGAGCATTGCCCCAGGCGCTTTGTTTTGTCCAATTATACCTTCGCTCGTACGATGTAGTAGATGGGCTTCGTCCTGTCATAGTGGGGAGAGATGGGGCCGATATTGGTGTAACGCCCATCCTTGGTGTTGGCCTGGAAGGGGCCGCCAGCGTCATACCACTTGCCGCCGCCCGCATAGATAGCAAGGTTACTCTCCCATACGCACACGTCCCCCGGCCGCAGATCGGGGAGCTTGTCCCAGGGCTTGCCCCCTGCCTGGATGATCTGACAGCCCAGCAGGTTGCCGGTGCCGGTGACCTTGCCCCCGTCGTGGGAGATGCGTTTGCCTGCGGTCAGCAAGCCCACGTCCTGGAGCACCCAGGATACAAAGTGGGAGCAGCTAGAGCCAGGCTTGCTCAACGCCTTGGTGGCCGTCCAGGTGTCCTTAGCCTTGTAGGTGGCGTCCTTGTAGTGCCACTTGTGCTTGACCATGTATGCACCGATTTCCGCCGCGCGGGCTAGGATTGCGTCTCGGATGAGTGCCGCCCTGGTTTTTGCGCCTACGATGCCGTCCACCGTCAGACCGGCACGATACTGGTAACCTCTCACGGCGGAGTCCGTCTGCACACCCCAGATGCCGTCCTCGGTGAGCTGCCAGCCCAAGAGGTTCAGCCGGTGTTGGAGCAGCTTGATGTCATCGCCTTTGTCACCCTTGCGAAGCAGGTCGGTGTTGCCGGTGTTGGCCTGTGTTACGGGCGTCAGAAACAAGGCCCGTTCTTCCTTCCGCCGCCGTACCAGGCCAGCCAGCACTTTGCCGTTGCACTTCGTCCACATGGTCAGGGCGTCCGCCGCACCGGCGTAGTCGCCGGCATTCAGCTTGCGCAAGGTGGTGGACTGCTTGAGTGCACCAACGCCTACGTTATACGCAAAGCTCACCAGGGCATCAAACTGGTTCTGGTTCAGCGGCACCTTGACCGCCTGGGTCACCGCGTCCTCATAAGTCTTGATGCTGTGGTCACGGAGCCAGGCGTGTGCCAGAGCCTTCGTTGTGGTCATTCCCCGGCGCACCCGTTTGCCGTAGTAGTTGCCGGTCTGACCATAACCGATTGTCCATACACCATCCAGCTTGTTAGATGCTTTCAGCAAACAGCCCTCAAAGCTCTCAATCATAGCCAAGCCTTTTTCACTGATTTTCATCCTTTCGTCCACTCCTCCTTCCTTCATCGTCCGTCCTGGTTGGCCTTATCCTTCAGTGCTTCCAACGCACGTTCCAAAACCGCAGGCAGCGGCACGCCCATCAAACCAGCATTTTCGGCAATGCTGATGACCTCGCTGACCGTAAAGGCAATACACACGCCGTCCCGCACATAGCTAGCGCCCAGCGCCAGGTCAAGCCGATGTGCCACCAGCACCAGCAGCAGGATGACGCACTTGCGCACAAGCCCTTTGAAACACGCCTTGCTCTCCAGCGCTCCGTTGGCGCTTTTCTGGCTCTTGTGGAACACGCCCGCGCAGAGCAGACCGGTGGCGTAGTCGATGGCCATGCAGATGACCAACGTGGTCAGGCCAGCGTCCCAGCCGCCGAACAGGCCTGCGATAAAGGAGCCAACCAGCCCCGCACCCGTACAAATCATTTCTTTCATGTTGTTCTCCTTTTTCAATTGATTGGATAGGCCAAGTTAATCCAAAACGCATTGGCCGAGCCTCTGGTAATCTGCAACCCGCCGTCGGCAGGGATCCGCAGTCTGGCAGGATTGGTGGTGGGTGCTTTCCAGGAGGGCAGGGTCATGATGATGGCTTCGCCATTTTGGGGCGCTGGTACGGCGTTGCTATCCAGCAGGGTCACCCAGCCGCTGACGGCGCCTGTCAGCGTAATACCGCCGTTGAGATAGCACACACCAAACTTTTTCGTCACCGTCACCGTGCCGTCTGACACCACACTGCCGGAAAAACTGCTGTAGTTCGCTTTGCTGTAGTTGCCGTCCGTGATGGTGTTGGCATTGATATATAGCTCGTTGGTGGACAACTCCAGCAACGACTGCCCGACCAGCTTCAAGCTGCCCCTGGACAGGGTAATGCTGCTCTTGGTCGTCCCTCCAGCAGCACTGAGCACCAGACAATAGCTGTTGTCCACCAGCTCCGTCTTTAACCCAATGCTGGTGGCGTCAATGACCGCCTGGATGTCAATGGCGTTGCCGCTCAGGATGGCACCGATGAGCTGGGCGCCTGTAATGGTACCCGTGGCGGTGATGTCCTGCGCGAAGATAGACCGCACAAACGCAGCAGACAGATACACCTTATCCCCGTCGATAAGCACCTGCTCATCCTGGATCTTCGTCAACCCAGCCAGCGCCGTCTGGACCGCCTGGGCTTTTTCACCCGCCGTTGTCGCTTTGGTATCGGCGGGCCGGGCCAGCTCCGTCGCCGCTCCAATCCCCCCATCCTGGGCATCCACCCATGCCGTACCGTTCCACCGGTACAGGTGGTTCCCGTCATCGGTGTCCTGCCAGAGGTCGCCCACTCCGAACACATATTCCTCTGGGTCTGGCTCGTCTGGCTGAAAGTAGGTCTGCACCTTCCGGTCACCGGTGGCCTGGGTATCCGGAGCGAACTGGCCGGTGTCGTACAGATCTCGGTCAAGCAGGTCAATGAGTCCCTCTGTGCCATCGTCCACCTCCTCCCCCGCCTCGTTTACCAGCTCCGCCCCCGCACCCAGGTCGATGGGCATCCAGGTGTACCGGCTGGGGTCGGTGGCGTCGGTGGCGCTGGCGTCGGTGTACTGCCCCAGATAGGCAGCGTCCGTGGCGCTGGTCGTGGAGAAGCCCACACTGCCATCAGACGCCTGGGCGTATGCCGTGTGCAGGTACACGCCCGTTTTCAGGGTAAATACCATCTCCTCACCTCAAATCATGGCGATCCAATTCACTGTCGTGTTGGTCGCTGTCGTCCGGTTCATGTATAGGGAGAAGCCAGCGGTGGTCACATCCTTCACGCTCAAATTCACCTTTTCCGGCGTGGACGAGACTGCCGTTGCCACCACCCTAGGCACCGCCGTAAAGGGCTGGGCGAAGGTCACCGACTTGGTATAGGTGGTGTTGGCCTTCTTGATGGTCACCTTAGCCGCACCGCACTGGATGTTCTGCACCCGCACGTTGCCGGTTTCGTCAATGTCGAAGTCCGCCAGCCCTGCCGCCGCTGCCGTCTGGATCTCACTGTTCAGGTTCTCCGCGTTCAGCGGCGTGCCTGGGTTGGTGACCTCCCCTTCTTCCCTGGTCACGTCATAGATCTTCACATCGGTGGGGTCGTCCACATTGACCAGCTTCCACCGGTTGGGGTGTTCCACCCCCCGATCCACAAATGCCATCTCAAAAACCTCCTATATAATAGTCGCCCTGGCCACAATAGAGGTCGCCAGCGTACACCGTCAGCGCCGCCTGCCGCTGGAGCAAGTCCACCTTGCCCTTACAGGCCAGGATGAGCGCTTCCATCTGATTGATATTGCTGTACGTCCACGCCCCATCCAGCGCCCCCACCGGCACGCCCAGAGTCAGGCACAGCCCACGCAGGACGCCCAGCACCTTATCCATCCAGTCGGTGAGGATGTCCTCCGCCGTCACGTCCGCCGGCAGGGCGGCGCTGCTGTCCAGATAGCGCAGGTTGCCCGTGATGCGGTTGCAGTCTGTCGCAGTCATGTAAGCGCCGCCCACCCGGTCGGTCACCGGCTCTGTCCAAGCCATCAGACCACTCCTTTCCGATAGGTGATGTCAGCGGACGTGCCGCCGCCCTGATGTTTCAGGGTGATGCTTTCGATGGTGCAAAGCTCCGTGGTGCCGTCCAGACGGTGGAAGGTGAACACGTCCCGAGGCTGCATCCGGGGATCGCCCTTCCACGCAAAGCTGCCGGTCAGGTTGGAACGGCCCAGGACACAACCATAGTTGGGGAACACCAGCGCATCCGCCGCTTTCAGCTGGCCGTACACCAGCACTTGTGTCTCCTCCGTCACCCCCGGACGCTTCACGCTCTGAGTCTTGGCCAGCCGGGTGGGAGTGACCTGGTAGCCGTACACCTTCACTGTCCCCTTGTTCACCTTCTTCACCTTCTGTTCCACCGTGTACTTGACCTTCTTCCCCTTGACCTTTTTGTACTTGGTCACCTTCTTGGTCTTCCACATCTGGCCAGGGATAAAGGTGAGCTTGTTGGCAGACTGCCACTCCACCGTGCCCGGGTCCACCGTCATGCCCACATAGAACCCATCGTTGAGGGTCTTGGTGGTGCGCTTGCCCTTGACGCAGCCGTCAAACTTGGCCACCTCCACCTTCTTCCCCACCGCACAGGTGGACGTCAGCCCGTAGTCCGCCTTGTCCGGTTTCAGCGTCCGGATGTTCCGCTCGGCGGAGCGCACCACGCTGCCGCAGTCCTCCTCATAGATGTCCCACTTGGCTGTGGGCTTGCTGTGGCGGAGGGTGGGGATACCGGCATCCACATACACCGGCCAAAACTGCCCGCCGCCCACCGCTGTCAGGTCAACGTGCGCCAACGACATGACCGCCGCCACCAGGTTCCGGGCATTGCCCTGCTGCACCAGCAGGGTGCTCTTAACGGTGCTGGCGCCGATGAGGGCGGGGATGGATTCTTTATGCCGCAGCTGGATACCGGAGCCGGTGACGTACTGCTCCAGCTGTCGATACAGCCCCCGTGCCGCCGACCGGGAGGTGATGCGCAGCGCTTCCGCCGGACACTCCCGATCCAGCGCGCTGGAGGCGTCCTCCCCCTTGATGGTCAGCACATGATCCTTCTGGGACGCCTTCTCGGACAAGTAGAAGTACCGGGTCTCCGACCGGTCGCCGGTGTACCCGGCATAGTACCAAATACGCGAGCCGTCCCCCATGCTGCTCACCACCCCAGCCACGTCGTCGGGCCAATAGGCGTTGATCTCGATCTCAGACCCTTTCCAGGTAGGCTTGGTCAAGGACAGGTCGCTCCGCAAAGACACCGTGCAGGACACCAGACTGTCGTTGTCAAATTCAAATTCCACCCCTGGGTGGACGCTCTCAATCTCCAGCCGGGCGGTGGGGTCGCTGTTGGTGATGGTCAACGTCTTGGTCTTGGCGTTGATGGGGAACACCAGGCCATCCCGAAAATCGTAGGTAGTCGTCCCATCCTGGATGACCCCAGTGCCTCGTCCCCGGATGGTGATGGCCGGAATGACCGTAGCACAAGCCACCGTCAGCACCAGCCCACCTCCTACCTGACTGCGCATCCCAGCCCCGTCCGCCATGGTGGCCAGGTCGTAGGACTCACAGGACCCGTCCAACGGGAACCCGCCGCCGGACAAGTCCGCCAGCTTGCGCAGGCTCGTGTTGGTCTGGAGATTGCCCATCACCTTCGCTCCGCTGCCGGAGAAGCTCAATGGCTCATCGGTGAGCTTGGACAGGCCGCAATGCACCTCGAAGGGCGTGCGGATGTTCTTCGCGTTCTCACTGTTAATGGTGGGCATTGACAAATCTCACCCCCATGGATACGTCCTTCCAGCACGGGTTCCCATCCAACCCCGTGAACCGGGTGGCCACCCACACCCGAGAGGTGGGGATGACCTGTTCTGCGTGGCTGACGCCGTCGGCGTCGGTGAACACCAGCGTCGCCTGCCCCGTCACCGCCAGCAGCACATCCAGCTGCGCCTGGGGCAGGGTGTCCCATTTTAGGGTCATGTCCCCGTAGCGCCACCCCACCCGGTCGGCGTTGACCTTCCCGCTGCACGTGGTGATCTCCGCCGCGTAGATGTCCTCCCGCTTGGGCGCAAAATCGTTGGGGCGGAACAGCTCCACGCCGTTGAGCTTGATGGTGTTGTAGATCCCGATCATCCGCCTAACCTCCGTTTGTATGTGTCATAGGTGGACACGATCTGCTCCCCCATTTTTGGGCCGCTGGGGTACAGATACACGTCCAGGTGAACGTCCCCGCCCGCCCCAACAGAGGACGCCCGCAGGAGGGTAGACACCCCGCTGACAATGCTGTCCGCCATGCTGGTGAGCATGAGGTTGAGCTTCTCGATGGGCTGGGTCACCACAGAACCGGTGGTGCCACTGACCATGGCGGAGCTGGATACCGTCCCACTGGCCGGTGTCCAAGCACCGGCTGTGGTTAACGGCATCAAGCTCACCCGGCTCCGCTGAAAGGCGGCGTCCGCCGCCGTCAGGGCGTCATCCACCAGCTGCGCAGCCGCGTCACTTGCGTCGCCGCTGCCCTCCTGGATGCCTACAGCCAACCCTTCCGCAATGGGCGCGCCCACCATGTCCCGCATCTTTTTGGACGGGGAGTTCACGTCAGCTCGCTTCCGGGCGGCAGCAATGGCGTCATCCACCAGCTTGATGGACGCGTTGATTGCCTTCCATTCCCCTCGCAGGATCCCGCTGGCAAATCCTTCAGATAGGCTATAGCCCACGCCAGAGCCTTTGGAGGAGGCAGTTCTCAGTTCATCCATTGACCCACTCCCCACTGAGCGAGCCGCCCGCTCTGCGATCGCCGCCCCTTTCTGTAATCCACCGGCATACTCCTTGGAGGCCGTTTCACCCGTGGTTTTGGTGCGCTTGGGTGCCAGATTGTTGTCACAACGATCTGCAATCTGCTTTGCCGCAGCGGCTAGGGTGGTCTCACCGTTCAGGATACTGTTCCGCAGCGTCTGGACGGTTTTCGTACCAGAGAGGCCGCCATTCTTCACCAGCTTGTCAAACTTGGCCACCGCCGCCACTCTGTTCGTAGCAGCGGAAACAGAGACCGCACCACTGGCAATGTTGTCCCGCAGGTTCTGGATGGCCTTGTCCCCGGACAGCCCGGCGTTCTTGGCCAATCCATCGAACTTGGCAATGCCATTGAGCCGCTGGATCGCGTCTGTCACGGAAACCTGACCGCTGTTGACACCAGCAGACAGCACCTGAGGGATTTCCACCCCCTGCAATCCGGCCTTCTGGATAGCGGCGTCAAAGTCGATGAGGCGTTTCAATTCATCGACGCTTTCGGCCATCTGATATTTCCCGGATTTGACACCATCACTCACGCTTTTCGGCAGCTTGATGCCTGCTTCTTCCGCAACGTCTGCCAGTTTATTCAAGTTGTCAACGACCGCCTGAGCGTCTGTTTCTTCCTCCATCTTTTCTCCCCAATAGTCCATATCAGAGGACGACTGGCGGAAACTGTCGGATAGGTCGTCAAACGCTTTTTTGCTTTCCTCCACGTTCTTCTTGGCAATATTGACCTTCGCGGAGAGGTTGTCATAGAGAGCCGGTTGGTCTGCCGGAGAGACAGCGTTTAACTTCCGTTGCGTTCTGTCCAGTTCTTCTAAGTTCTTGTGGTACTGCACCCTTGCATCGTTCAGCTTTTTTTCTACTTCTGCCTGCTCTTTCACGGCAGCCTCATAGTTTTCCGTGTACGCCTTTACCCTGGCCTGCTCTTTGAGTGCATCGATGTTGCGATAGATAGCGTCAGTAGATTTGTTCAGCTGATCCTTTTCCTCATCATATTTGAGGCTCAGGTTCGGCACTAGGTCGTTGAGCTTCTCAACGTACTTAGCCATCTTCTTTTTCTCACTTGCGCTCTTATTTTCTTTTCCGGCCAAGTCGCTGAGCTTTTTGGCATATTCTTCCGCCGTCGCCGTTTCCGTCTCGGCTGCATCCGCATTTTTTTGGCGTTCTTCCCGGTTTCGCTCGCACTCCTCTGTGAGCTTTTCGCTTTCTTCTCGGAGCTTTTGGGTTGCCTCCGTGTTGTCTCGCAAGATGTCGCTTGCGCTGTCACCAGAGATAGCGACGTCAGTAATTACCGCCGCCAACGCCCCAATTGCCACCACAGCCAACCCGATGGGGCCAGCCGACAGCGAAAACGCTGCGGTTAATGTCTTTACGGCTTGCGTAACATCGCCAATAAAGGTCAGGAGCTTCAGCGCCGCCACAGCCGTGCCGATCCCGGCGATGGCTGCCACTACCAGGTCGATATTGTCCACCGCCGCCCCCAGGAAGTCCACTGCGCCGCCTGCCACCTTGGACACCACCGGCGCCAGCTTCTGCACCCCGTCACCGATCTTGGGGAGCATTTTCACCACGCCGTTGATACCGTCGGCGATCCCGGCGAAGAAACTGTCATACTTCCCCGCCTTGATGTTCTTGGCCAGCTTCTGCGCCATGTCTTGCAGCGCTTCCATGGCGTCCATCAGCGGGCCGCTGGTGATCTTACTGGCCGACGGGAGGAGCGCCCCCTCAATGGTGCGCTTCAATCCCTCCATCGCCGACCCCAGGTCATCATACTTGACCTGGTTGATCTGCCCCAATGCGTCATATGCCTGTTTGCTGCTGTCCTCCATGCTGGCCAGCACCGGTAACACTGTTTGCTCCAAATCCTCATACTGTGTCCCAAAAAGAGCCACAGCGGTCTGATTTTTGGCCACAGGATCCTGCATGGACTCCAATGCTCGAACAACCTGGAAGAACGCCCGCTGAGCCGTATCTCCGCCGCTGGCAAACGCCTGCATGGTCTTGGCCGCATTCAGCTTTAAGGTGGCAAATGCGCCGGTGGTGGACTTGCTCCCATCCTTCGCCCGGATGTTGAACTCCTTCACCGCATCGCCGACCTTATCAATGCTGAACACGCCCGCTTTCGCACCGCTGATGAGGCCATTCACGAACTGGTCAGCGGACAAGCCCAACGCTGCATATTGCGCCGAATATTCATTTAAGGTGTCCAGCAGATCACCATTCTGGTCTGCGCCATTTTGAGCACCCACCGCAATGATGTTGTACGCCTTTTCGGCGTCTATCTGGAAGTTCTTCATCAGGGAACTGGCCGTTCTGGCGCTCTCCGCCAGGTCATACCCAAAGGTATCCCGCAGGGCAAACCCGGCCTCTGTGGCCACCTGCAACTCCTTGCCCATCAGTTGGGTAGTCTGGCGTACAACAGAGATGCCGTCCGCCACATCCTCCAAACCATCACCGAAATTGTGGCTGTACACATTCTGGGCGATCTGCCCCAGCTGCTTCAGGTCTTTCCCAGTAGCACCCGTGGAGGCACCGATCTGGTTCACCGCCTTGTTAAATCCATCCCCCAGCCGGGCCAAGAGACCCGTGGTGGCCGTGGCCGCGGCAGCAGCACCAGCAGTGACCCCCGCAAAGCTCTTCCCAACGGTGGCAGCCGCCTGCCCCATCGTGTTTTGCAGCGCATCGCTCAACTCCGCCACCTGCATCAGCGTCTCGCCCTTGATCTTCTTGGCGGCACTATCCACATCGTCCACCGCTTCCACCAGCGCTTGGAGTTCCTCCTTGCTGTTGGCCGCTGATTTTGCCACCTTGTCAAAAGCACTCTGCAACTGATCCGCACTGGCGTACCCGCCCTTGATGGCGCTGGTGAGCCGGCTGCCCAGCACATCAGCGTAGTCATTCACCGATTGCCCCGTGGCGGCAAAGAGCTTCTCCAGGCGCTGGGTGTTGCTCCCCAGCCGTTCCTGCTCGGTCTCCAGGCTGGCCAAGTCGGTCTCGTACTTGCCCAGCTGCCCCCGGGTAGCCTCCAGCTCCCGCTGGAAGGCCAGGTACTTGTCCTCGCCCAGCTCGCCCTTGTCAAACGCCTGCTGTACCTGCTCCTGGGCGGATTCCAATGCGTCCAGCTTTTCGCGGGTCTGCTCCACGGCGTCCGCCAGCAGCTTCTGCTTCTGCTCCACCAACGCCGTGTTCTTGGGGTCTAATTTGAGCAGCTTCGTCACGTCGGACAACGCCTTCTGGGTGTTGTCCAGAGAGCCGTTGACCCCTTTCAGGGCATCCTGTAACCCAGTGGCGTCGCCGTTGAGTTCGATTGTGATACCCTTGATCCTGTTCGCCATTACGCCACCTCCTTAAAACTTGTCAAAGTCCTCCTGCGTCGCCGTCCTGGCGTACTGCACGCTGTCATTGCCCCGCTCCGTCCACATATCGTAGACCAGCCCGATGGTGAGCAGATCCAGGTCAGCCAGCTGCACGCCGATGTCACAGCAGCGCAGGAGGTACAGGGGCGTGGTCATCTCCCGGCTGCTGCGGGGTTGTTTTTTTTTGCGCTGGCGGACGTGAACAGGTTGTCCCCCCACAGCTGCACCAGCTCGCCCAGCACCTCATAGATGCTGAACATCTCGAACTGGTCAAGCCACTGGTCAATGGTGTCCGGAATCGTCCGGTCAGCCTGGAAGGCCATGATATAGGCCACGTTCTCGAAGATCTCCAGGCTCTCCACCGCCAGATCCGTGCCCGTGTTCCGCTCCTGAAAATCCTTGGTCAGCTTCTGCATATCCGCAAAGATGTCCCGCTTGAATTTCAGCCGATACAGACGGGGCGTGGCCGCCGATGCGCAGAAGCGCACCGGCTGGCCACAGATCTCAATGGTTTTCGCTACCATAGCTCATCCCTCCTTAGGAACCGGCCGTAAAGTCCGGCTCATGCACCGTCGTATACCAGGCACTGTAGACCGAAGAAGTGGTGGTGTCGCTGGTACGCGCCTTGACGATACCGTCAGAGCGGGGATCACAGGTCAGGGACAGGGTCTCGGTCTCCGGCTCTACGCTCTCCTCTTTGGTCTTGCCGGACACGGAGGGACGGGAGGCGGTACAGTGGTACATGATGTGCCGGATGGCCTTCTCATCCCCGTCAAACTCGAACAGCAGCGCAAAGGCAGGCGGCGCCGCCATGCTGGTCTTTTCCACCAGCACCTTGTCCTTGTCCATGGTCTCGCCCAGCACGTCCGTCCGGAATTTCTCCGGCAGCAGCGCCACTTCCAGGTCACCGCTGTAACCGTTGTTAGAGATGGCACGGAAGTACACGATGCCATCGGCGTAGAACGGGTCGTTGGAGCTTTCCTCGTCCAGAGACAGGTTCACCGCGCCGGGGATGGCCACCGGCGTGGCGTAGTTGTATGTGGTCGTGCCGCTGTCGCCCACCGTCTCGGTCAACAGCGAATAGTAGACATTCTTCAAGTTGTACTTCACTTTGTTCATGCTAACACCTCAAATTCATAGATCACTTCGTGCATTTTCTCGCTTTCGATATAGGTCTCATCCTTCTGCCAGAACACCCCAGCCTGATTCAGTACCGCTTCCACAGCGGCCTCCAGGCTGGGGTCTTTCTTGTCTGCGTACAGCTCCACCGCATACCCCTGGACGGACACATACACCCCGCCGTCAGCGGCAAAGTTGTCCGACTGGGTGGCGTAGTACACCGCCCAGGGCAGCGCCGGAGCGTTGCCCTCCTCAAACTGGCGATAAGCCACCGGGATACCGGCGGACAGCAGGATGTTCCGCAATTCCTTTGGGGTCATTTGCCCAGCGCCTCCTTCAGCTTCCGTTCCAGATTCTGTTCCGCCTGATCTCTGGCAGCGGCGATGTGCGGCCGTGCCGCCACTCGTCCGCCGTTGCGCTTGGCGTGGCCGAACTCCAGCAGGTGGGTCAGCTGGTAGTGGTTCCGAGAGCGCACCGTAACGCGGACTGTGGTGGAGGTAGTCTCCGCCTTGGTCGCCGTCCAGCTCTTGGCATAGGCCCCCGTCCGGACGGGCGCAGTGGCCTGGATCTGATCCCGGCACTCCTTGGCGGTGTCCTCCACGATCTCCTGCATATCCGCCACCGTCCTGTCGGCGTAGTCGTGCAATGCCTGCATGATCTCCGCCGCAATGTCCTTAGCCATCTGCCTTCCCCCGTTTCTCCGTCGCGTACAGTTCCACCACGTCCCCCCGTCGGTAGGTGCGGTACACCTCCAACGTCAGCCCCTCCCACCGCAGCCGGGTCTGACCGCCATAGTCGCAGGCGTGTACCACCGCCATCAGGGAGGGTTTTAGGCCAGCCGCCCCGGCGGCGGCGAACTCGGCACGGGAGACAGAGCGCACATCCGCCCACACCTCCGCCTCCACCGGCTGGGCAGGCACCGTGTTGCCGATGTCGTCCCAGTCCAGCTTCTCCGCAATCAGGGTGACTCTATCGCTAAAGAACATATTCTTCCTTCTTTCGCAATTCGTCTCGCAGCTGCATATAATCCTCCCGATTGGCCGCCGCGTCCTCGTTGCTCAGCCCAAACTTCCACCGGACGAAGCAGCGCACCGCCCCCAGCACCAGCGGATCGGACTCATCCTCCGCACAGGCCGCCTGCACCCCCAACGAGGTCAGATCTCTGCGGCACTCCTCGATCAGGTCGCATAATTCTGCGTCCACCTCATCGCTCTGGCTCCGCCGCACGGCGCGGCGGAGCTTAGCCAGGTAATCGCTGCCCACCGCCATCAGGCAGTGCCCTTGGCGATCTGGCAGACCAGGAAGCCATTGTGCTTGATGAGGTTGCCGCCTGCCAGCACCTCGCCCATGACGGTCAGCAGACCTTCGGCGAATTTGTAGTCCTTGGAGACCTCGATGACATAATCACCAAACAGACCCAGCTCGTAGTTCATGGGGTCGCCGTAGACCATGGTATTGGTGACAGCGGCGCTGCTCTGAGCAGTACCGGCCAGGGCGGTCAGGTTGCTGTTGATGGTGTAGGGCACCGCCAGGCCGCCGTCCTTGATGATGCCGGTGTTGGGGTTGCCTGCGTCCGGAGTGATCTCATAGACCGGCTTCTTGTCGCTGCCCCGGACGTCACCGAAGGCGATCAGGTCGCTCTTGTTCAGATACAGTCGGGCGGAAGCGCCTACGTTCTCATCGCCACCGTAGGACAGGACGATCTTCCGCAGGGTCTTTTCGTCAATGACCCCCTTCTTGGAGCTGTCCAACGCCATGGTCAGGGTGTCGTAGATGGCCTCGCTCTTGGTGTTGGTGGCGGTCTTGATGCCATAGAAGTTGCTGCCGTCCCCGTTGACGATGAGCGCGCCCACCTTGGCGCGGAGCGCCACCAGGGCGATCTCCTGCACCTTTGCCACATAGTTCACCGGGGTCAGCTTTTCGATGTTCTTGCTCACATAGCTGGTCACGTTGACCAGATTGGGCCTGATGGAAGCCACCCGGAAGGTGGGGTCACTGGCAGTGGCGGCAGTGCCATCGGTGCGGGCACCGGCGGCAGCATTGGCGCTCACATAAGGCTCCGACCACTCCCCGCAGCCCTCGCAGTCCATGACCCGCACCTCGTCCACGATGGAGGACACCACGTTGAAGGTGCCTTCCACGTTCTGACCCACGCCGGTGGGCTTGGCCAGGGAGTCAGTGGCAATGGTGGTGGCACGCTGGATGGGCGCCACCAGACCACGGCGCACCTCCTGGGCGGTCAGGGTGATCTTGCCGCTGTTTTTCATCTCCGCCGCACGGGCTTCCAGGTCTGCGTCCACTGGCTTGCCGCCGTCCGGCAGCGGCTTCACCTTACCAGCCACCGCCTGCTTCGCTCGCAGCATGGTCAGCTCCTGATTCAGCCCGTCCACCTCGGCGTCCAGCTCCTGGGTGCGGGCCTCATCCGCCTGGGCGATCTCCTTAGCGATCTCCGCCTTCCGCGCTTCGATCTCTGCCATTCGTTTCTGATACATGATATTGCTCCTTTCGCTTACAGCTTGCATTTCAGCGCAATCTTGCGCTTGTCCAGCGCCAGCGCCGCCTGACGCGCCCGCTGGCTGTCCTCCACCGCGGCACGCCGTGCCGCAATGCTGGTGTCATCATAGGCCGGGATGTCCACGGCGCTGACGTCGTAGAGCCGTTTGACCTTGTAGATGGTCCACAGGTGAGATTCTTCGTCATAGCCTTCCTCCCGGACGGTAAAGGCGAAGGACATCCGGTCGATGTAGCCCCCTGCGATCTCCTCATAGAGCTTGCGCCCTTCCTCCGTCCCGTCCAGCCGGGCACGGACAAACACCCCCGTGTCGTCCACGGTCAGCCACAGCGTGTCGTTGCGGGTTCGTGCCAGCACTTTGCCGCCATGGTTGTAGTTGAAGATCACGTCCTCCATCAGCGCCCCATCAAAGGCGTGCCGGTCGATCTGCTCCTTGTACTCCGTCCCGCCGTACTCAAAGAGCACAGTTGGGCTGTCAAAGCGCACAGCGTAACCCTCCACATACAGCTCCTGTTCCTCGGCCTCCTGGCCGGGTACATCCACCGCTCGGGTGTTCACCTGGAACAGCCGCTCCATCCGGGTCATTCTGTCAGTCTGCATTCTCTTCACCTCCCTCCGTCGGTTCCTGTCCCGTCTGATACCGGGACATATCACTATTCTTGATGTAGTTCAGCGACAGCACCCGCTCATCGCCATCCTCCACCGGCGGCAGCCCGAACAGCTCCCGCTGCTCGTTGGTGGTCATCAACCCGATCTCTCGCGTGGCGTTGACCAGCTGCACCTTCTCCGCCGTGGACGCATAGATGAGAGCGGACGAGCTGAACAAGATACGGTTGCCCAACTCCTGCTCCCGCTTGGTGAAACAGGCGTTGGTGAACGCCTGGGACATCTGGGTCAGGATGGGTTCCAGCACGGACTCATAAAACGCCTGAAACTGCTGGCTGTTGTAGTTGGAGGTCAAAATAGATTCGTTCATCCGCCAGAAGTAGAACAGATTTGCTCTGATCTCCCGCATCTGCGCCGCATTGGCCGACCAGGGCGTTACGTTCAGGGGCGTAAAATCCTCCATCGAGTCCACCCCCACGATGCCGCCCTCCTTGGCCGCCCGAGCAAAGCGCTCAACAAAGTCATCCGTGCTCCGCTGCACGTCATCCTTGGCCAGCATGGCTTTCTTTTGCCTTAAAAGCCCACGCACCTTGTTGGCCACCGTCAGCGCCTCCGTCAACCCTTCGTCGCTGGCTCGCACCATGGCCAGGGTGTTGTAGATGGGCTGGTTGCCGTCCCCCGCCAGGGTGCGCCGGTTGTAAAACTTGCGCAGGATGACCACATCCTCCACGTTCAGGGTATATTCCCGCCCGTCGGTGTCGTCGGTGAACATCACCGCATACCCACCACCTGCGATCTCCCCAAAGGTGAACTGCTGATAGGAGATGGGGATGATGGCCACCGGCGTGGTGCCCTCCCATTTGATGTAGGCCAGCGCCGTGGTCTTGTCCTCCAGCTGCGCCACCAGCTTGTACTTCAGGTCGTAGCCGCTCATCAGGTTGTTGGGACGCTGGTTGAGCAGCTTGGCATAGGGGCTGTCCCGCTTGATCTTCTTCACCCGGCCATTGTGATCCATGACCACATGGAGCGCCTCCGCCTTGGCCGCATGACTGGCGATACAGTCGATGATGGCTCGCACCGTCTCCTGTTCGTACACATCTCGGTTCCAGCCCGGCGAGCTGCCGCCCAGGCCGAAATAGAGTTTCATCTTGGGTCGGAAGCGCCCGAACAGGGCGCTGAATACTCCCATCTCATCACCTCAAATACGCTAAAAATTCATCCTCGTGGTTGTAGTAGCCGGTCATGGCGTTGAGCAGGGACACTGTGCCGTCAATCCGCCGGTTGGCGGTGATCTTCTCCGGCTGGATGGAGTCGAATGCCCGCTGATTGCTGGACTTGGCCGCCGTGTTGGACAGACACCAGCGCAGGATGGGGTTGTTCTGATACACAATGCGGTGATCTTCAAACAGCCCCTTCATCCGCTTCATGGGGTACGTCCAGGTCACCGGCCCCTGCCGGATGCGCTCCATCTCAAACCCCATGTCGGTCATCTGCGGCACCCAGTACCCGGACAGGGCGGCGTCATAGCACACCCACAGCGGGCGGATGTCCCGTTCCTGCACCATGGACACAAACCACTCGGTCACGTCGTTGTAATCCACCGTGGCCCCGTCGCACAACGTCAGCCACCCCTGCTGCGCCCACAGCCAATAGGGTGCTTCCTTGCGCCCCTGGTGTTCCACCTGTTCCACCCGCGCCTTGGGCAGGAAATACTGCTGCAAGACGTAGAACTGTGGATCCTCCGGCCGCCGGATGAGCAGCGTTACACAGGTCAGGTCGGTGGTGGCGGACAGGTCACAGCCGCCGATGGCATAGGTGTGGTTCAGATAGTCCGCCTCCGCCACCGTCTCATTCTTCAATACCGCCCAGGGCAGCCAGCTGGCCGAAGCGTTCTCCTGGACGTTGAAGTCCTTCACCAGCAAGGACGGCAGACAGGACGGGTCATGCTTGGCACGCTCCACATCGTCCGCCAGCTGCTGGCAGCTCTTGATGGTGCCCAGACCGGGGTTGGCCTTCGCCCAGGCGTCCGGGTCTGTCCACTCCGCCCGATCATCCAGGGTGTACAGCACCGGCAGCAGATGGGCGTCCGCCACCGTCCCCTTGGCCACCGAGAGGGCGTATTCGAACAGGTCATCGTAGATCCCCTCCCGGGCAAACCCGGCCGTGGTGATGGTACCAAAGATGGGCTGCTTCCGCGCCTTCATGCCCTGCTTGGTCACGTCGTACAGGTTGCGATCCTCCTGAGCGTGCAGCTCATCACAGGAGCAGTAGTGCAGGTTCAGCCCGTCCAGGGTCTTGGACTTGGACGCCAACGCCTTCATGGTGCTGTTGGTCAGCTTGAACTCCATCCCGCCGATGATAGGCACCACCAGGGCGGACAAATCCGCGTCCTGCTCGATGATCTTCCGGGCAGTCTTGTAGACGATGGCCGCCTGGTCATATTTCGTGGCGATACTCACGCACTGGGCACCCGCCTCCCCGTCCGCCACCAGCATATAGACCATGATGCAGGCGGACAAAAAGCTCTTGCCATTTTTGCGGGCGACCAGGAGGAAAAACTCTCGGAACCGCCGCAGCCTGGTCTTTTTGTCCACCCACCCAAAGAGGGTCTGGATGAACGCCTTCTCCCACAGCTCCAGCTTGACCAGCTGCCCGGCGTGTTCCCCCTCGTAGTGGCGGCAGAAGGTCTCGATGAACCGGATGGCGTGGTCGCCCAGCTTGGCGCTGAACCGGTAGGGGCAGGATTTGTCTGCCGCTTCTGCATTCAGGCGCTCATACACCTGCCGCACCGGCTCCGGCACCGCCACCCCCCCCCCCCCGCCGGCCATCCGAAA